GATCAGCCTTCGACAATAAGATTATTAATATTGGTGGATCTGGTAAGGTTATTCAACTAGGTTTTGAAACTACAGTATTCGCTAAATCAATATCCATTCAGAAACTTGATGTCTACGTTAAGACAGGAAAGACTAGGTAAATAAATTGTCTAATTATACAAAAGCTACTAACTTTGCAATTAAGGATAGTCTAAACACAGGTAATCCCAGCAAGATCATTAAAGGTACTGAGATTAACACTGAATATGATGCTATTCAATCAGCGGTTAACTCTAAAGCTGATGCTAATAACGCAGCATTGACAGGAACAGCCACTGCAGTAAATCTTACTGTCTCTGGTACTTTAACAGCAACTGTGGACGGAGGCACGTACTAATATGGCAGATCCTATTGATTGGACAAGTTTACTCGGAAACCTCGGTGCTAGTGCCGTAGGTGCTGTAGGTACTAACTACGCAGCTAACCAAGCAGCTAATGCAGCTACTCAGTCAGCACAACAAGCTGCACAGATGGCTCAATTTAGACCTGTAGGTGTTACCACTCGCTTTGGTAAGTCAGGCTTCAACTACGATCCTACAACAGGCCAACTTATTGGTGCTGGTTATCAAGTAGCTCCAGATGTTGCAGCAGCTCGTGAAGGTTTGATGGGTATGGCAGGTACTGCTTTAGGCAGTGCTCAGCAAATACAAGCTTTTCAGCCTAATGTTAATGCTCAAGCTGCAGGTTTGTTTAACTTGGGTGCTCAGTATGTTGGTCAGTCGCCACAACAAGTTGCTCAGAACTATTTAACTCAGCAGCAGCAACTATTAGCTCCCGGACGTGAACAGACACTAGCTAACTTGACTAACCAACAGCAACAGCAAGGTCGTTTAGGTCTAGCTACTGGTGGTACTTCAGCAGGTTATACAACTGGTGCTCAAGGCTTACAAGCTACCAATCCTAAGATGGCTGCGTACTACAATGCTATGGCTCAGCAGGATGCTCAGTTGGCTGCTCAAGCTCAACAAGCTGGTCAGCAACAAGTTACATTCGGTCAAGGCTTGATGACAGGTGGTCTAGGCTTGTCAGGTGCTGGTTATAACTTGCAGAACACTGCATTGTCTCCATACACTAACTATGCTCAAGGTGCTATTAACTTGGAGAACCAAGGCTTGAATGTTTTGACTCAAGGCTCAGCTCTGGGATCAGCAGCAGCAGCACAGGCTCAACAAGCTGCTCAACTGTATCAACAAGGACAAAACACAGCTAACCAAGCTCAGAGAGCAGCTTTGCAAGGTACGGTAGCAGGTCTTACAGATCCTATTAGTGCATTGATTAAAGGACTATCCACTACATCTACAGGAACAGGAGTAGCCGGAAATCCTTATGCTGTTGGAGCATATTCTGATCCCGGGTATTGGACTTAAGGAGTAATACATGACTACACAAGGAATTCAAGGTTTATTTGGAGGTATGAGTTCTCCTGAGGAAATGCAACAACAAGCTTTACAGGCTAAAGCTATGCAGTTTGCTCAAATGACCCCAGACCAACAATTAGGTATTATGGGTTATAAAGGAGGTGCTAACTTAGGTCGAGGATTAGCAGGTGCTATGGGTGTAGAGATTCAAGATCCTACAATTCAGCGTGCTACTCGTTTGCGTCAGCTTGCAAGTCAATACAACACCAGTACGGCTCAAGGTTTACGTGATATGGCTGCAGCAGTTCGTGGAGCGGGTGATTATGAGTCTTCTGATATGTTGATCAAACGTGCAGAAGAAATGGAAAAGAATGAAGCTGAATTAGGTTACAAGAAAGCACAGACAGCTAAAGCATTAACAGCTAAAGAAACATCATCTACTTCTGAGCGTAACCGTAAGCTTATTGCAGATGCTGAAGTTAAGCTTGCTGAAGGTAAACCACTTACAAATGCTGAATTAGCTAACCTTCGTTGGTTAGTGTCTCAAGAGACTAAGGTTAAGACCTTCCAAGATCCTGATACTCGTGAGATTGTACGTATTGAGCCTATTGACTTGTCTCAAGCTGCTCCTAACTTGTTTAAACAGTTGGTACAAGCCCCTGAGAATTTAAATACAAGCACACCACAAGCAGCTGCTCAAGGCCAGCAACCGACACAACCTACTACAGGTACTTTTGGTGGCGGTAAAGTTACTACTATGCCTACTCCAGCTTCTATAGCTAAAGAAACAGCTGCAAATGAAGCTAAAGACATGGCTGTAAACAGATTAGGAGAAGGATTAACTAATATTAATCAAGCTTTAGAGTTAATGAAAAGCCCTTCAGCTAATCCTTGGGTATCTACTTGGACTGAGAACTTCCCAACTGATGCTCGTGCTTTGAATAATGTTGTAACATCTTTGAAGAGTCAGAAAACTATTGACTTGATTACACAGATGAAACAAGCTTCTAAGAATGGTGCTACAGGCTTCGGTTCTGTCACTGAGAAAGAACTTGACTTGCTTCAGTCTGATATCGTTAATCTTGATCAACGTAGTCCAACATTTAAAGAAGATCTTAAACGTCTTCAGACAACTTGGACTAACTTACAAAATAAGATTAAGAATAGTGGCGGTAAAGTTGGTGGAGACGCAGGAACGGGAGCTTTAGAATCTAAAGTAGCACGTTTCATGGCTGCAAACCCTAAAATGTCTAGAGAAGCTGTTATTGAGCAGATGAAGAAAACTGGACACTATAAACCTTAAGGAACACAATGGCTGATAATCGTCCAAACACACGACAAGAAGCTTATGACTCACTTGTTAAACAGCTTAACGCAGCTAAGGATCGTCTAAGCGCAGCCATTAAAAGTGGTGAAGTACCTAACGACTCTCGTGCAATTATTAACAGTAAGTACGCAAAAGAGATTGACAAGATTCAGTCTCAGATGCGTTCTACAGGGCCGATAGGAGAACTTGGGTCAGGTATCACATCAGCTGCTGTAGGTCTTTTTACAGGTCTCCCTGATTTAGGTATTGCAGGTTATAACTACTTAGCACAACCAAAAGAACCTGTTAAACCTCTACGTGAGCGTGTAATGGAGTTTGCTGGCATGGCTCCTGAAGCTGCGTCTCAAGAGGGCTCGATGCTTCAATCAGCTCCTGACATTGCTGTAGGTGTTTATGGTGCTGCTCAACTCGGTAAACTAGGCTACACAGGCATTAAGAACTGGCTTAACAATCGTAAGACACAAGAATTACTTTCTAAACTTCCTCCCGGAGATAAGAATGTATTTAGTGATCTTATGCTTAAAGGTCAAGGAAGTTCCAACACTGAAGTAGCTGCTCAGATCGCTAAACTTGAAAGCGATCCTAAGTATGCTGAGCTGTTAGCTTCTCTTAAGCGAGGGGCTTCAACACGTAGTGTGCGAGGCATGACTCCATCTGCATCTAATATTACTGAAGAACAAGCTGCTGCTGGTTCGGCTAAAGCTGTACAAAGTAAACTTGACAAACTATCAGAAGAGAGAAAAGTTGCTGGAGATCAGTCTTTTAGTAAAGCTTTTGGGTATGGTGCAGGACGACAACTTGTAGATCCTACTAAAACTGTAGAACGTATTGATGAACTTATTGGTCGTTATTCTAAACAAACTACAGGTAACGCTGAAAAAGCTGTTGAAGTTTTAAATAACCTTAAGACTAAACTAACAACACCAACAGCTCCTGCTTCTCCTTTCACAGGAGTTGGAGGAGGTGTCTTGCCTTCTAACCGTAAGACTGTTGAAGAGGTGCAAGGTATTTTGTCTGAGTTTGGTAAGAAAGCATCACAGGGTGATAGTCTTATTAAAGACCTAGCCTTGTCTGATGAAAAGATTATTAGTTCAGCAGTATTTGGAGGAATGAAGGATGATCTTGTAGCTGCTTATAAAGAAACTTCAGGAGCAGATCGTACAGCTTTAGGAATGCTTATTCGTGCTCGTAAGGAAGTGTCTAACGCTTCTACAGCATATACAGATGCGATTGCTCAAGGCATTCCAGCATGGTTAAAAGATAAGCAGATTGCTCAGATTAACTTTGAAGACCTGTATTCACAGTATAAGAATACTACACCAGCTCAGCGTGCTGTGTTTAGATCTTATGTTCAGAATACTGAGCCTGAAGCACTTAAGAGTTTAGATTCTCGTGTGTGGGCTGATTTTACTAAAAAGTATACAGATGATCTTCCTGACGGATTGCCCGGAATTGACATCGCAGCTATGTCAAGGGATTGGGCTAAGATGTCAACTGTAGAGAAAGACGCAGTAACTACGGCTTTAGGGAAAGACACAGCTACTTTTAGTGAGCGTATGAAAGATGCTTTAGTTTTTACACGTAAACTTAAAGTAGGAGCAGGAGAAGACACTTCTGGAAAGGTTGTTAGAGACGCTGCTGCCGTAGCTGGTTCAACTCCTTTGGGATATCAAGGAGCTAAATTTACACAGCTTTTAGGTGATGTTATAACTTCTTTTAAATCAGGAGTTGTATCAAATGAACTGGCTATGAAGACTTTATTAACACCTGCTGGAGCTTCGTTTCTTAAGTCAGCTGCTTTGTCTCCCGGAAGTCGTAAGACATTAGAAGAACTAACTAAAGTAACACAGTCTCAAGGTGTTTTACCTACAGTTGCTCAAATTAGCACTGCAGTGGCTCCTTCCACAGCTGAACAACCATCTGAAACTGAGTTTGTAATTCCTGATGAGTTTAAAGTTCCTGCTGAAGATTCTACTATGAGTGCACAACCTCAGCAAGATCAAACTACTGAAGATACTGGTTTTGTAATTCCACCTGAGTTTCAGCAGCAACAACAACAAACACCTACAGAAACTTCTACTGCACCTACTGCTCAAAGATCTCGTAGGGACATGGCTAAAGATATTCTACAAACTGAATACAACGCAACACAAGCAAGTCTTGCTAATGCTACAGATCCTGCAACACAAGCTAGATTACAACGAGATCTACAAGCTCTACAACGAGAAATGGGGAGAATGAAATAATGATTGATCCGATTGCAGCTCTTGATGGGCTACAAAAAGCAATAGGGATGGTCAAGAAGGCAAGCAAGGTAGCCAACGATCTCGGTGGTCTTGCTCCTATGATCGGTAAGATGTTTGATGCTAAGAGCCAAGCTACTAAGGCTATGCTCGAAGCTAAAAGGGAGAAAAAGGGTTCCAACATGGGAACTGCTCTCCAGATTGAAATGGCTCTCGAACAAGCAAGAGCCTTTGAAGAGGAACTTAAGATGCTCTTCATGCAGACAGGTAAGATTGATGTCTGGAACAAGATCAAAGCTCGTCAAGCTGAAATGGACAGGGATGACGCTAAAGAGATCAGTGCATTGAAGGCTGAAGAGAAGAGACTTAAGCAGAAGGAACAGGAAGAGTTAGAGATTATCTTAGTTGTTGGTGGTTCTCTATTAGTTTTACTTCTAGTAGGTATTGGTATCAACGAGATGATGGACTTCTGTGCAACTACTCATAGGTGTGGAAGATGAGGATTTTAACCGATGAATGAGTACCAAAAGCAGTTCAATCTATTTTGCAGAGTCTTCTGTTATGGATGTGCTGCTTGGTGGTTCTTAGGCTTCCTTAAGTTTCTTCCTAACGATCTCTCTAATAAGATTGTAGCTTTATTATTATCTAAAATAGGACTTTAAATTGTTATCACTATTCTCAACACTAGGTGGTCTGTTAGTATCTGGTCTACCTAAACTATTAGATTTTTTCCAGAACAAAGATGATCAGAAACATGAGTTAGCCTTAGCGCAGATTCAAGTTCAAATGCAGCTTCAAATGATGGCTCAAGGCTTCGCAGCTCAAGAGCGTATGGAAGAGATTCGTACAGATCAGATTGCAATGCAGACTGATGCTCAAATGACTGTAGCGGCCTATGATCATGATAAGAAGATCATGGACAAAGCTAGTAAGTGGGTAGTTAACTTTGTAGGCACTGTACGTCCTGTGGTGACTTATATCTTTGTCTTGGAGCTGTGTGCTATCAATGCTTGGATTGCTTACTATGTTTACTCTAACCCTCAATTAGTGTTGAACATGGAAGACTTGATTAAATTGTCAGACATTATCTTTAGTACTGATGAAATGGCTATGTTAGGTGGTATCATAGGCTTCTGGTTCGGATCACGTAGTTGGGCTAAGAAATGAAACTGAGCAAAGCTGGCGCTGATTTAATGCACCAGTATGAAGGATGCAGGAATAAACCATACCTGTGTCCTGCTCATATCTGGACTATTGGTTATGGTCACGTCCTTTATCAAGATCAGATTAGATTACCAATGGTAGCTAAAGAAGGACAATCTACAACCATTCGTAAGGAGTACCCGTTAAAGCAGGAGGATAATCGTGTATGGTCTAAAGAGGAAATCGAGAAACTATTCGAAGATGATGTCAGTCTTTTTGAACGTGGTGTTCTACGACTTGCTCCTACTCTATCTGGTCATCAAGGGGCTTTCGATGCGTGTGTCAGCTTTTCCTTCAACGCTGGATTGGGTAATTTTCAGCGGTCTACTATTCGGATGAAAGTCAATAGAGGTGAATGGGAAGCTGCTGCTGAAGCTTTCATGCAGTGGACTAAGGGAGGTGGAAGAGAACTCCCCGGTCTAGTTAAACGTAGAAAAGCTGAGAAAGCCTTGTTTCTATCAGATACAGATTAAGTATACAATTGTAAGTTTTAAGTTTACAATTACAACAAGAAAGCCCCTTAGGAGTGATCCTTTGGGGCTTTTTAGTTTCTAGTCCATTATGAATGCTACTGTAATGAATCCAATGTGTAGATAGACAACAGGTACAGGCTCGTCGTGCATATTCTCCTCTTCGTCCATGATGTACAGTTGATCAGCTTCTAAGCCAAACACCAGACCAGCTTTAGTTTCAAACTCAATAGTCATGTTGGTTCTCCTTCAACAACTGTGTATGGTACTGTACGAACTGTAGGAAATTTACTCATGAAGTCTTCCCTTGTGATGTCTCTACCAATGTTAATCTCTTTAAAAGGCTTACCCTCTTGTTTGAGAGTAGCCTTCAAAGATACACAAGCTGGACAATTGTCTTTTGTGTAAACTGTAATCATCAAATTTCACAGCCTCCAGCGGCACATGATAGGGTCTGAGCACCTTCAACATTGTCTGTACGTTCAATGAACTTATCCCAGTCAATACCTAAAGGCATCTTAGACACCATGTCGTGATACTCAAACTCATTGATGGACTCATAAGGAGCTTGTCGATATGTTCCTCCATCCATAGGCAAGAAGCTCACACCTGTAATCTCATCAAAGTTATTCCATACCCATGCCCCAACTTCAGGCCACTCATTCTCGTTCACTGAGATAGTCACTGAAGGCTTATGCTCACAGTAATGACGCTGGAACAACAACCACAGTTTCAAGTGTTTCAAAGCATTCAAGTCTTCACGCAGTACAGCACCTTTCTCAACTCGCATTGGGAAGCTAAACACTGTAGTACTATCAGGCTTCATAACACAAGGCTCAGCTGGGAATCCTTGAGACTTCAGGAAATCAGTGAGTGGATCTTTATTATCAGACCGGACACGACGAATAAAGTACTGACTGTGCTGAGGATGGATGCCACTAGCAGTGCCAGTAAGCTGAGATACAGTGCCCTCTGGCTTAATTGCAGTAATGGCAACACTCCGGTTAATCCCGATAGCGTCAGCCAACTCAGCATTAGTATCAATAGCCACATTCTTCAATCCTTCCAAGATAGCAGGTAGTTCAGCATTATCAGGATCATTCAACAAGACATTATCCAAGATACCTGTCATCGACACACCCAACAAACGCTCCTCTTCAGTGTTTGTCTGCCACACCTTACGCAGGTACGGGAAGTGAGTCATTGTCGATTGAAAAGTCCCAAGAATAGTTGCCAAGCGCACTTTATTCCGTAGAGTATCCACACTATCGCTGCTCCGCACAATAACAGAAGACAGATTACAAAATTGATAAGGTCTAAGGATAATCTCACTGCAAGGGTTCGTACCCCACTCTTTACCCAGTTCCCTACGTCCATTCTTAGCTGCTTGAAGTTCACTTGCATAACGATTAAAGATACCTCGCTCTCCTGAGTGTGATTCATAAATGCTTGACCACTCACGCATGAACTTACCTACATCAGGTTTAACTTCGTAGATGGCACTGTTGTTAGCCAAGGCACGTTGACCATTACCGTCCCACCAGTTACCAGCTTTAGCGTGAGCCATACGATCATCGCTCAAGTCTGACAATGAGATCATAGCCGATCGACGCACTCCACCGACCACCACAACTTCGCCAACTTTGCAGAGGATGTCGTGAGCTTCCAAGCTTGTAAGTTTTCGTCCCGCAGCAAGCTTGAATTTACTAACAACATACTTGAACAAGTCGACAAGAGGCTCAGGGCCACTGGCACGTCCACCGAAGGTTTTGAGGCGTGTACCTGCAGGTCGTACAGCAGATACGTCCCACTTCGGAATCTCGCCAGCATATAGTAAGGCAATGACTTGTCGCAGTGACTTAGCCCAACCTTCTTTGGAGTCTTTAACACCAATAGTAGTGTTAGACTCAAACAGCTCAGTTGGGATCTCAGGTAACTTAGATACATACTTTTGCTCCACACTAAAGCCTACACCTGTACCACACAACAGAATATACATAGCTTCATCAAAGGCTTTAGGATCATCGATAGGCAGATATGAGCAGTTATAACCTGCAATGTTCTGACGCTCCAAAGCATCACCAGCTGTCATGATGCTGCGCATTGAAGGCATCACTTCCAAGTTAGTTACAGCATCCTGCAACTCTTTACGCATCTCAGGCGGGATGTCGTAGTTATGGTTAGTCTTCAATTGCTTAGTCATGAACTCAAAGTAGCGATTGACTGTTTCAGGCCAATGCTCTCGTCGTCCCTTATCATCCAAGTAGCGAGAGTAGCGGCTTTTGCCAATGTACTCTTGGTATGGTGTCATTACAGCTGTCATATTAATCTAGTTCCTTTGTTAAATATTCTTGTTTTTTCTCAATCACATCATCAAATCTTTCGACAAGATCATCACTCTGGATTCCTAGCAGTTCCAAGAGTGTGACCTCATCTAAACGTTTGAGAGCCTCTTTCAGTTCTTCAAATGTTATGTTTTTCACATTCGTCGCTCCGCTCACGTTTGTTGATCTCTCTGTCAATATACCACTTAGCCTTCTTAAGGTCTTCAATGGCATCTTTCTTCAAGTCACAACGCCAGATATATTTGATTGCATTACCTAAGTTAAAGCCCATGTGTTCTGTAACTTGGATACATTCAATACCTGATGGATGTTCAGTATAGTGCTTAGGTTTGTTAACTATATCATCCTCATCCCTAACATCCACCCATTCCTTGATAGCTTCACTCAGAGGCTTAGATGCTTCTTGATTGATGTAGATATTACGATCAACCCATCGATCATATTGAAAGCAATGATTACAAGGGTGTATAGTCTTGTCTAAGTTACCGTAGAAGCAAGTATTACATTTCTTAAAGTCCATATCGTTTCTCCAAGTATTCAATGCTTAAGAACATTTCATCGAAGTGTCCATCGTTAACTTCATTCATCATCAGTAAGCCACGCCAGTGTCTGTTACTTAACTGATCCATATAGCTTTCATCATGAAGGTAATAAGACCCAACGATGATAGCACATATAGGCTTGCCGTCAGCTCGTTTACCATAGGCGATCTGCTTTCCTTGTTGGTGTCCTGCAACACACGACATATGAAGCTTGTTAATAATAGCACTAGCAGCACCTGCTGGTCGTCCCATCGCACCCACAGGCCAGTAATGATTAAACCCAACACCGTTGATAAACACAGGGTGGAGAAAACCGTGAACCTCCCAGTCTTTCTCATACTCTAAGTCCTTAGTTGAGATCAAACCCTCTAGAGTTGGGTTGTTATTAACAGCTCTATCGATACGGTTCTCATGGTTCCCTAGAGTCAATACCATACGAGGTTTGTATACCTTGTGTTTGGATTCCTTCTGAGCCTTCTGAGCTTCCCTCAATGGAGCCAGTAACAACTTCATGGCCTCTTTAGCAGCTTCAATGTCTTTCTTGTAGCGTAAACCTTCAAAGTACTTACTCCCTTTAATGTCGTGGCTACTAAGGCTTGGCATATCTGCAAAGTCACCTAGATTAACAACTACATCAGGCTTGTAATCGACAATGGCTTTACCAGCCCATGTCAGATGCTCTAAAGGTACACCTTCTTTAACTTGGCAGTCAGGTATCACTAAGATTTTCATGTTTACCCTTTAATGTGGTATTAATCCGTCCTAATTGTTTAATAACTAGAAGTGAACATGATGCAGTTAAGATGTAAGGTTCTTTATTTATTGCTGCGACAATAATAGTAAAAAACAATACAAGCATATAAACTGTTTCGATAATATCTTTATATTTATTCAATGTCATTTCCTTCAACTGTTAATCGTTCACCTTCACGTAGTCCAGCTTTGATGGCTTCTAGAATACCGAAGGTGAGGAGTGATTGAGCTTCACTAGCAGTTAAGTCAAACTGATATGTAGCATCACCATTCTCATGCTCTTTAATCAAGTTTACGTTCATGCTCAGCTTCCTTCAAGAACTCTTCAGCATCAGCGATGTACATGAAGTATCGTAAGACAACAGCGATAGCCTCATTAACTTTCTTGTTCTCAGCGATGTCTTCAGGATGGCTGCTAAACCCACCATTGATAGTGTTGAGATAAGTCTCTTTAAGCTTCTCAACGATAATAACATCTGTAAAGTCTTCCCAAGCCCACTTAAGTTCCTGAGACTTTTCCATTGCTTTAATAAGATTACTTAACATAGATCTGTTTTCCTTTACCTTTTTCATTGGGCGTAACGCCCTCGGTTAACCAAGCTGTAGGAATATCTTTATCAGCAAATTTAAACCCAAACTTGTCACACCACATACCATATGTTGTCTGACTTAGCTTTGAAAGCTTAGCTTTAGAGTTACTAAAGACAAATCTAATATCTAACTCAGGGTACTGCTCTTGAATCATTAGATGCTTTTGTCTGTCTGCTGTAATGAACCTACCTTTACTCTCAATAATAATACCGTTGTTCAGAAGTACAAAGTCAGGCGTGTATTTCCTCGCTTTAGCTGGTTGAATATAGTCTATAACTAGCTTCTCATACTCAAATGGAATTCCTAGATTAGTTAAATTCTCAGCTATCTTGTCTTCTAAACCTGACCTGAATCCATGCTTCAAAGCTACTTGACGTACAGATAGAGGTTTCTTGCGCTTAGATTTCATGTGACTCCTTAGTGATCTGATACTGATGGAGGAATGCTCCAAAGGTATCTACAAACTCCTCATCATGGTTTAACTTACCCATTGTGAATAGAATGGCATGAACTAACTCATGGTAGAAGGTCTGCTCAGTGGTTTGCTTATTCATGTCCATACGTATGTGGATAACTTGTCTTTCGGGATCACACTTACCCATCTCTTCCATGTGAAATAAGTAGTTTACGTGCCACTTAGATCCTGCTAGGTTGAAGGTGGTTGCCACATCTGGTTTGGTTCCCTTCTTAGCCACAATAGTTTCCCATTCTCCAGTACCCTTTCAGAGTTTCCGTCATAAGCCTTGAGGCAAGCATCATATAGTTCCCTTTCAGTTGTACAATCTTTCAAGATCTTATCAGCCTTTACAGGGCCAATACCTCTGATTCCCTCTATGTTATCAACTCTGTCACCTGTCAATATCTGTTTGTAGAAACTGTACAAGCCTTCAAACTCAGTAACATAGTATTCTTCATCCTTTACAGGATTGTAGTGCCATCCCGGTAACTGATCAAGATCCTTATCTACGTGCACAATCCAGTAGTTACCTTCAGTGGATGCTATGCCTACAGCATCATCAGCCTCTTCACCTTCTGACATCTTAGCACCGAGCTTTAGTAGATGGTTTCTGAGAGCATCATAATGCTTAGGCTTAGGAGCATCCTTACGGTTGCCCTTGTAAGGAACTGTGGTAGCTACTTCGAATCTAAAGTTAGTTTTACCTGTAATCCAAGCTCTGTAGTCATCACACTTCAAGCGCATATAGATTATGTCGGTAAACCACTCTGTGAGTCGATTTAGTGCCCACCGTTCCTCTTCATCCTCATTGGAGAAGCCAACTTTGTATACTAGCTAAAGGAAATCAGCATCTACAATAGCTTCTAGCGGTCGATCTAATTTCATTTTTTACCTCCTTCAAAGTGCCTAATACGATGACAATTTGCACAGAGAAGAACACACTTTGATAGTTCTTTCTCTACGAATTCAAAATCTTTTCTACGAAGAATGTTTCCAAGATTGAATTCTTTTTCACTGGGATCTAAATGATGAAAATCATAAACAGAAGTAGGAAATACACCTTTACAATCAACACATTCACCACCTAAATAGTCAATGGCTTTTTGTTTCTTTTCAAGGCCGTGTTTTGCTACTTTATTGTTTCTTTTATTTAACCATTCAGGACTTGTTTTGGCTTTGTTGTAGTATGCTCTTGCTTTTTCATTAGCGCATTTCTTACACACACCACCTTTAGATGAAAATGACTCAATAGATAATATGGTTGTACATTGAGAACAATATTTAAATCCTTGTGGAACTTCTTTTCCGTCCACTAGGAACACATACTCAAGTATCTTACCTTTACTATCTCTTTTAGTTACTTTCCGCTCTGTTTTCATATTATCTCCAATAAATATAAAATATATTAGTATTCTACACTATTGGAGATAATTTGTCAAGTTTTTTTAACTTATTTTAGAGGATGTCATCCGCTGTCTCTTCTTCAGCGACACCTTCAGGGATATAGAGCTTCAACTCAGTGATCACCAGCTTCTTGATAGACGGTGCAGCACCAAACTTAGCTGACATCTTGTGGCGGTATGAAGATACCAGTGCAAAGCACTTAGTACCATTACCAATATGAGATACGTCCACAGGATTGCCCTCTTCATCGACAGGCTCAAACAAGAACTTAGACTTACCAACAATGTACTTACCCATTGTGTCTTTCTCTTTGATCTTGATGCCCAACTCTTCAAGCTTAGCTGCAGCAGCATCGCTCAGTTGTCCCAATGTGCACTCATACTTATCGTTATCGTCATTGAACTTCTTGTTGTAGTCTTTCATCCAACCAGCCCAGAACAGTTCACCAGCAACTTTAACGGGTTTCATGCTATCAATACTCATTTCATTTTCCTTTAAGTTAATGCAGTTCATTATTAGGAGGAACTGCGACCCCTCCAGCTAGATCTTCCAAGTAACACAATGCCGATAAAAGCACTGTATATACCTCTTCAAGATCTAGATCCTCTCCTATCTTAATCTTGAAAGTGTCACCTTCAACATTAAATAGTATTTGATTCTTTTGTATGTTAGTGACAGTCATACCAAGTCTTCCCTTGTTTGAATTCAGCTCCTACAGGGCATCTAAACTTTAGAATCTCACCTGCATCTGCTGCTGCTTTAACTACAATCTCACCTACTATTGTACCATACTTTTCAGGAACTTCAATTTGGACTTCGTCGTGAACCCACGCTACGAGCTTAAAGGGTATCTTCTTAGCAGTGAGTTCCTTGTGAAAGCACACAATCCATTGCTTAGCAATAATCGCTCCTGCCGACTGCAAGAGTGTATTAAGTGCACTATGCTCAGATCTAATCTGTAACTTCCGTCCATCAAGACCCGGTATCCAGCCTTTTGCAGCGAAATTAGATACTTTCTTCTTAAGCTTAGCGTATGCTGGGACGTTACGTTGAAAATTATCAATAATCTTTTTCCCTTGCTTTTCTGAACCACCAATAATTGTACCAACTTTACCCGGTGAAGCACCGTAGAGTGTGGCATAGAGGACAGTCTTGGCAAGATCCCTCGTAGCGACTCCAAATGCATTCTGATTTCTCGTGTGGACATCTCCATTTACAACCTCATTTGAATATTCAGGATCATTAAGATAGTGAGCAAAGCAACGCAACTCAATACCAGACAAATCTGTGCCAACAAGTACATTCCCTTCCTCAACAGTCCAGCAACTTCTACATTCTTTTCCATATACAGACCTTGTAGCAGGTATCTGAGCCATATTAGGAGTGCTATGCGTAGCTCTACCCGACACAGCTCCATTCGTGATCACTTTACCATGAACTCTACCGTCCTTACCTACAGCCTCTAACCAGCTTTCAATCTGAGCTACACGTTTCTGTAGCATTAGGTATTCAGCGATCATCTGAGCCTCAGGAATCTTAACCTTAGCCAGTACTGACTCATCGACAATAGGCTGTCCCTTCTCAGTAAAGTCCTTAGGCTTCCATCCCAACTCCATCAGCTTTTCTCCGATCTGCTTTCTACTTCCGGGATTGAAAGTATCAACGGAGTCTTTGATAGGCTTTCCACTTGTCTTGTGGAACCTTGGAGTGATGACTGGAGGCCACCTCTCTTGCATCTGCTCATATATTCCTGCCATCTTTCCTTTGATGTCAGCAAGTAAGCAGGTTGCGAAGGGTAAGTCAAGTTTGAAGCCATTACGTTCCTGTTCAGCTATGATAGCAGCTACCTTATGCTCAAGATCAAGGCTTTCTTGTGAAAAGTCTTTCTTAGCGAATTCATCAGTAAGATGCTTGTAAAGATTGCAAGTGACCTCAACGTCCCTAATGCAATAATGCTCAAGAAGAGCCATGTGAGGAACATCGAAGCACTCACCTTTGTACTCCTCTCGTCTTTCCATTAACCATTCCCATACACCTTTATAGTTCACCTTCTTTACTGTCAGTCTCTCGCCCCAAGCGTCTAAGCTGTGCCCGTTCTCTATTGAGGGATTTAACAACCTTGAGGCTATCAACGTATCGTACACTTGGCTCAAACGAATCTTCGTATTCCATAGCCGATTGAGTATCGGGAAATCGAAGCTTATTCCGTTCTGAGCGATTATCAACGTAGTGTCCTTTAAATACTCCACGAGGTTGTTTGCTGCTTTCCATACGTTAACTTCTCCAGTGTCAATATCCTTAGTGACTACCATCCAGATCGTGTTGTGATCTAATGTTGTCTCGATGTCTAGAACGATACGCTTCATACTCTGCCTTTAGATCTTCATAGTGATGGATAAGTAACTGGTACTTGTCTTGCAACTCATAGTACTTACTTTCCAAGTCAATCATTCTACCAGCTATCTTATCTAAGTCAAGCATCATGCTTCCCCTTCAGATCCGTAGGATCGATAATGCCGTGTGCGGCTTCGATGGCTCGGGCAAAGTCCCACTGTGCGTGCATTGGTCGATCTGTATGGTTCATGTAAATACTTGCAATCTCCTCATCCGTCAGCGGCTTGCGCGGTGGTGGGGTGGTGTAGAGAGGAATAGATTTCGGCATATTCTTTGGCTGTTCATTTCCTCGCACAACATAAGGAACGTCACCATCTTCTCCAGCTTCTAAGTCATAAAGATCATCAATATTGACCCACGCCACAGGCTCATCCTTTGCTTCTAGTGGCTCATAGTCCAAGCCCAACTCTCTAGCGTTCTCGGCTTTTCTTTCTAATGCTTCGTTTGCTAGTGCGGATTTAATGGCTTGAATTGTCTCGATGGTTGCGCCTGTAATTTTCTCTGTATCGAATAGTCGATTGATTTCCACCAATGCAAGGCGTAATGCTTCGTCTTTTGTCATGTGTTCTTCTCCTTGAGTTTGTGCTCAATGTTTCTGATAATGTCACGCAATCCCTGACTATCTCCTACTTCCTGAGTAATCTCATCCTCCGACAGACTTACCCATGTGCGCTGTTTTTTTACAGTAGTCAACATCATTGCCTCAATCTCAGCCTGCAACTTTAGGCTTGCTGGGACAGCTTCTATACTTGATGGGATTGCATCCATGGCAGATGTTGCTGCCCACTGTTCGGTTGGCTGTTGCTCATCCTTCGCTTCTCCGTCACTTCGTGACAATAGTGCGGCTTTAATGGCGGTGATTGCCTTTTGCTCTCGTGTGTATTGCTGTGACGCATTCCAAGAAGCCGTATTTTTTAACACATCCAACGCAAATTTAAGAGTTTCGTCTTTATTCATACCGGCACTCCTCCTTAATATTTTTTAGCTTTCTGTGTGATTGGTATTGCGAGGCAATTTGGCACTCCTTAACTACCTCATCCCAGTCGTTGTATTTTGTGGCTAGAGGGCCAGCAGGCAAGGCTTTTAAACATTGCTGAAAAAGTGTTGCTCTTAAACACTGGTCCATTGATGCTTTTTCGCTTTTATCAATTTCCGTTGCTGAAATAGTCGTCACACCATTTGCGTCTGTGTGTTTATTGCACCCAGTTAAAAACAACAAACTTAAAACTAATGCAAGAAATAGCGCAGTATCTTTATCCATTGTTATCTCCTGTTATTCCGTGTGTGGCCTCTACATTGCGTGCAATGTCGTGCAGTGTTTGTGCGGATACACGCAACCATCCGTCTTGCTCTGAAAAAATTGCTTCATCTGGAAAGCAGTCCTCTACTTGCTCAAACGATAGCGGCTTGCGCTGTGGTGGGGTGGTGTAGAGAGGAATAGTTGGTGTATTTCCAAATTCAGATTTCTTAAATCCAACGTCATGCGCATTCATCCACGCCACAGGCTCATCCTTCGCTTCTAGTGCGGCTTTAATGGCGGTGAGGGCTTCGTAAATGAGTTTTGTGGGCGCGTTTTTATTCGATAGCGCACGTTGCGCCAGCTTCAATGCTTCAGTTTGCATCATGTGTTCTTCTCCTTGAGTTTGGCTTCGACCTTGCGGAAGTCAGCCAGATACACGCTATCTAAGGTATCTCCTACCGCTTCTGCAATCTCCTCATCTGTCAGCCCTACCCATGTGCGTTGTGGTGGGGTGTTCTTGCATTGATTGCCCAATTGACAACGCACTGACCAACATCCTTGTGGGTCTTTGTCACACACAGGCTCACCCTTCGCTTCTATCGCTTTAATAGCGCCGTCCATAAAGCCACTTGAATAGCCAGATTCATACGCCTGCTCCGCAATTGCTTTTGCCACAGACTCATCCTTCGCTTCTTGATGTGCTGGGGTAATGTAGACATCGGTGTAATAAAGGTTCTGCGTGACAACCTTTCCGTCTTCAAACCAAGTCTTTGTCCCGACTACAGGCTCATCCTTTACGACACTCCGTGTCTGCGCTTCTCCACTAAGTGCGGCTTTAATGGCGGTGATGGCTTTGCGCTCTAATGGATAATTTTCAGAGCCGCACCTCTCCAACGCCTCCAATGCAAGACGTAACGTTTGTTCCAAACTCAATGCTTCTTCAGTACTTCGTACTTGATCTTTATCAGTCATACCTTACCTCTATAAGTTAATTCAGGACAGTAGTACATAGGAGCTTCTTTCCAGTTAGGACGGTAGGTACTTTTAATAACTACTCCAACTTCTGTGGACTTAGTTTTCTTCTTAGCCCTATAAGCTCGTTTGTGTGCAGCTTTCTTGTCCTTGTTAATCAAAGCCCACAGACGATTCTTCTTTCGTCTATCCTCAGCTCTCCATGCAATTAGATCTGGGTGAACACCCCTGTCAATCATTTCTTGCATCCACTTAGGTGCAGGTTTAAAATCACTCACTTTTTTATCCTTAAATAGTATGTTGAATCCAATTGCCAGTCTCTCGTGACTTTACAAGAATAAAGGATGGAGCCCATCCAAGACTGTGCTTGATAGTCTGACTCTGTCCTGTTCCTGTGTACAAGTAACTGCCAAAAAGTTTATCAGCACCAGTAATAATCTCCTGTGATGGAACACTGATCTGACGCACAGGCATCAGAACATCAGACCTGATAAATATAGGCGCAGTAGCTGCAGCTAATATACCACCTAAGAAGCCACGCCTTGTTGTCATTTAGATGCCTCCAAATACAATCCTACATTACCTAAAGCATAGCCTACAAAGGCAATGCCTAAGCCCATGTTACCTTTGATAATCAAGTCTACAGCTACCACAGCGTAGACAACCCCTACTACAGCAATTAGCCAAGCACTCATTTGTTATCTCCCCTTGCTCGGATAACGGCTGCACATACCATTGAGCCTTCCCAATCGTTTGTCTTGGCCTCTTCACATGCATTTGCACACGCTTCACGCTCTTCCACTTGCGCTTGTTGAGCAACTAGCTTGACAAAGGGTTCAAGCAGTTCAATATTACGACAACGGGTCAAAACATCAATATTCATTCCTGCTTGTCTAGCCATCTCAATGATTTCATCTTGTGTCATCTTTAGTATCCTCTTTCTTATCAGACTCTTTGTCAAACTTAAAGTCACGTGCCTTATCTTCTTTGTCTCGTCCAAAGATCATATCCCACCGAGCTTCATACTCAGCCTGAGCTACACTGAAGGGACGAGGTGAGCTACCTTTACCACCATCACTCTTACTCATGTGTTCTTCTCCTTGAGACTTCCATCCCACCATTCTTCATCCGCTTTGTCACCCCATCCACCATCGCCATTACGCCAGCCTATTTCAAGGTTTAGCCAACCAATTCCAATCCAAAATTCATCGTCTAAACCCAATGCAAGCACAGGCCATACAAAATAGTGCGGTTGGTTTGTTTCAAAGTAAATCATGTGCTTCCTTTAAAAGTTTCCTAGCGTCACAAGCTGGGCAACCATCTGTGCAGTGTTTGCACTTCCCATCTTGCTCTGTCTGTTCCAAGGCTTCTTTAATGGCGGTGATGGCGTTTTCATGGGCAATCTGTGCTGACAACCCATAAAGTTGAGGCTTGCTTTGTTTCAACGCCTCCAATGCAAGGCGTAATGCTTCTTCAGTACTTCGTACTTGGTCTTTGGTCATGCTCATAACGTTTCCTCCTGCATCTCCATCATACGTCCAGTTTCCATGTCATACTTAAGTACACAAGCTGGGCCTGTATAGCCATTGTAACGATTCTTAGCTACAGCTATCTTAGTCATGTGACGTTCATTCTCATCCTCAGCCATACTGTTACGCTCCAATGTGATCACAGCGTCTGACAGCTGAGCAATAGAGCCTGAGCCTCGCAGCTGAGACAACGATACAGCCTGTCCATCCTCATGTCCTGCATTACCTTGAGGTCTACGAAGGTGACTTACACAGATCAATGTAATCTCTAACTCTTGCACCAGTGTACGAAGCTTCGTCATCATATTATCAATAGCCTTACGCTCATCACCGTTATCCAAACCAGACACAACAATAGAGATGTGGTCGAGAAAAACAATACGACAATCACACGCCTTAGCCATATATCGGATTCTGTTTGAAATGTTGTCAACATCACTAGAGCCGAAATGGTCAAACAAATACACACGATTAGTCCCAAGAGTAGCATCGAAAGCATCTTTAAGCTCCTGTTCTGTTGTTGGTGTATCAGGTAAGTGCAACAGCTTATTAGCGTGCAAAGACATGATACTTCTAGCTGTCTTACGAGTTGACTCTTCGAGGAATAACCCTCCAATGTTCCACTTCGTAGTGTTCAGAATGTTAAACAAGATCTCACGTAAGAATTGACTCTTACCGAGGCCTGAGCCTGCTGTGACTGTGACTAACTCCGAAGGTCTCATACCATAGAGAAGCTTATTCAATCCCTTCCAAGGATACATAGCCTCAGCCTTAGCTTCAGGTTTAATCACTTCCTCCCACAGTGAGGCTGCATTGATAATTCCATCTGGGATGTAAACCTCAGCTCTCCACCACTCATTCACGAACTCTTTAGTAGCCCCTGCAATGAGGTAATCACAAGCATCTTTGTAGCCACTCAAATGCTTAACAATCTTAGCCTTCTGTCCGAACAGTTCAGCTACTTCCTTAGAAGCTTTCTTACCCGGCTCATCAGCATCGAAGCAGATAACAATGTTCTCAAAGCTATTGAGCCATTCATACTGGGCTTTACAGTCCTTCAGAGCTGCTTGTGCTCCATTACGTATTGATACACTAGGCCACTGGCTACCTGTGAGTTGATACCCTGCAAGCGCATCAAGTTCTCCCTCATAAACCGTGACGTATTTTCCCCCAGCATGGAATAACTGTTGTCCAAATAATGTAGCTTCTTTAAAAGTTCCTTGGATACTAAAAGACTTGTCGGAGACTGTCCTGACTTTGAAAGCAACTCTATTGCCTTCTCCATCTGTGTAAGGGTAATAGTGTCGTTCTGCATCTTGAGTAACTCCGTACTTCTCACAGGTTTGTAGGTTAATACCTCTGTCAGGTATTGATTTAATTTGCCCTTTGATGTCTAACATCTGAGTCTTCCT